CTACACGGTCGGCCAGCTCACCCTGTACGAGGATTCCGGCGCTTATGCGGCCGGTCTGACCTCCGACGACACCGCGCGCCGCTACCAGGTGCGCGTCCTCCGGTTCCGATTCACATGGAGCCTACCATAGATTTATCAAAAGTCTTCAACGCCATCCCATACGGGGGTGGCTTTTGCTTTAAGGAGCACATTATGGCCATGAAACTGGGTACAGAGATTCCCGGCACTAGCGCCGATGGCAACATCACCACCATCTGGGTGCCGACCATCGCCAACATCAAGGCCCCCACGCTGACCGAACTCAACGCCGGCACCGACATCTCGAACTACGTCATGCTCGGAGGCTGGAGCTTCGAACCATCACAGGACACCGTATCCGACCAGCGCGAGAACGCCGTGCAGGACTTCGGGGCCCCCGGCCGCAAGTCCGCCGGCGACATCAGCATCGAGGTCATCGACAACACGAACACCGAGCACAAGGAACAGAACGAGGCCGTCACACTCATGCACGAGGGTGCCTCCGGCTATATCGTGCGCCGTCGAGGCATGGCCACCGACGCGCCGCTCGCCGCCGGTCAGAAGCTCACCGTCGTATCGGTGATCTGCGGTGAGAAGCAGGTCATCAACCCGGACGCGAACACCATGATCCGCTCGAAGATCCCGCTGTTCGCGAAGGCCCCCGGCTGGGAGTCCGAGACCGCAGAGATCTCGACCCCAAAAGGCTGACGCCTCCGACCGTGACCGCCGTAGCCCGTAAGGGCGGCCAGACGGTCACGGTGAAAGAGGCCATCGCCGGCGGCTGACAATTCTTCCGTGCGGGGACTCTAAACCTTTCTGGCCCCGCACGGACATTCTTCTCTCACGCTCAGAAAGGTTTGCAGACTTTTCAGAATGGGATAATCATGGCTTTGGAAGTGAAGCGCAAGCGCGTGGACGTCGACCTCATATTGGATCAGGAGAAGGCCGAACAGGTCGCCGCATTGGGAGCCGATTTGGAACGCGCCATGGCGCAGCATGTGACCGAGGGCGGCAACGCCGCCGCCAAACGCATCGCCAAACAGATCGACAAACTGCGAGACGAGGTGAAGGACGACACCATCCGCATCACGCTGGAGGCCCTGCCGCTCTCCCAGTGGCGTCAGGTGCTCGAGGCGAACACCGTCACCGAGAACGGGATCCCGAAGCAGCGCATCGAGGACATCTGCGCCGACGCGATCAAACTCATGGTCAGGAAGACCGTGCCGGAAACCCCGGTTGAGGATCTGGCGAACGTCATGACCGAACTGTCCGACGGCCAGATTTCCCCGATCTGGTACGCGATCCGTGATCTGAACGCGAAGCTAATCGACCCAAAAGACGCACTCGAATCAGCCTCGCGGATAATCCGCAGACGGTAAGGGAACTGCGAATCTGCCGCCAGCTCGGCATCAGCTACAAAAGGTGGCTCGGCTGGGAACCAGCGTATCGGGTGGAACGCGACTCGCATAGGCGCATCACCGGCTACACGCCGGAAACCGAATGGGACGAGACCGAACGCGAGTGGATGCTCGCCCTCGACGACTACGAACACTCGTTATGCCCCCAATGCGGCATGCCCATCAGCGTCTGCCATGACGAGCAGACACCCTTCCACTTCATGGCCGAGGTCGGCGTCTGCCAGATCTCCCTGCTCCAATCCGTGCGATTGGAGGAGTGGAAGAAGGACCATGCGAACGAGAACGAGCTGAAGCAGTCCGCATTGACGGTGGGAATCAAACCAAGATGAATCTCAGGAGGCCGCTATGGCAGGCGGATTGAACCGCAACATCACAGTCCGCCTGCTCGCGGACACCAGCAACTTCACCGCCGGCATGGCCAAGGTGTCGGGCGAAAGCCAGAAGGCCGCGACCACCATGGAAGCCGCCGGAGGCAAATCGAAGCTCATCACCACCGGCATCGCCGCAGCCGGAGTCGCCGCCACCGCACTGGGTGCGGCAGCGGTCAAGATGGCCGCCGACTTCGACGCCAGCATGAGTACCGTGCAGGCCAACACCGGAGCCAGCGCCGACGAGATGAACCAGCTCCGCCAGGCCGCCATCGACGCCGGCGCCGACACCATCTACTCGGCCACCGAATCCGCCGACGCCATCAACGAACTCGGCAAAGCCGGCCTATCAACCTCGGATATTCTCTCCGGCGGCCTGAGCGGCGCGCTGAACCTTGCCGCGTCCGACGGCATGGCCGTCGGCGACGCCGCCGAGCTCATGGCCACCACGCTCAAGCAGTTCAACCTGACCGGAGCGGAATCCACCCAGGTGGCCGACGCGCTGGCAGCCGGTGCAGGCAAGGCCGTGGGCTCCGCCCACGATCTCGGCCTCGCGTTGAACCAGGCTGGCTTGGTGTCCAACAGCATGGGCATCAGCATGCAGGAGACCACCGGCACGCTCGCCGCGTTCGCCAACGCCGGCATGATCGGCAGCGACGCGGGCACCAGCCTCAAAACCATGCTCCAACGACTGGCCAGCCCCACCGACAAGGCACAGAGCCTCATGGACGAGCTCGGCATCAACGTGTACGACGCCAACGGCGAATTCATCGGACTCGCCGGCGTGGCCGGCCAGCTGCAGCAGGGCCTGTCCGGCATGAGCCAGGAGCAGCGCAACGCCGCGCTCAACACCATCTTCGGAGCCGACGCGGTACGAGCCGCGAACGTGCTCTACAAGGAAGGTGAAAGCGGCATAGCCGACTGGACCGACGCGGTAAGCGAATCCGGTTTCGCCGCCGAGCAGGCCGCCGCCAAGAACAACAACCTGAAAGGCGACTTGGAGAACCTAAGCGGCTCGTTCGAATCCCTCATGATCTCTTTGGGCGAGGGCGGTCAGGGCCCATTGCGCTCGGTCGTGCAGATGCTCGACACGCTGGCGGACGCGTTTAGCCAACTGCCAGCGCCCGTACAGCAGTCCATCGTGCTGCTGACCGCGTTGGGTGGCGGCTTCACCGCCCTGCACTCCGCCATGGCACCGTTGAACGCCAGCAGCTCGCAGACGGCACGGAACTTCGGCCTGATGCTGGACCCGTTCCAGCGGGCCATCACCGCCGCACCACTACTCAAGGACGGCATCATCCAGCTCGGCACATCCATGCTCGGCACGTCCACCAACGCCGGCACGCTCGCCAACGGCCTGACGCGAGGCCAGACCGCAATGAACGGCATGAAAAGCATCGGCAGCGGCCTGTTCGCCGCGCTGGGCGGCCCATGGGGCATCGCCTTGACGGTCGCAGGCGCGCTGCTGGTGGGCTTCGCCAAATCCGCGCAGGACGCTAAAGCCAATATCAAGGAATTCTCCAGCGCAATCGACCAGTCCGGGAACACCGTCGAAACACTCATCAAGAAAATCGCCAGCGGCGAGGACAAGACATGGGATTTCGGAGACAAGTTCGCCACCGGCTTAGGTTCCCTTGGAGACGCACTCGACAAAGCCGGCATCGACTACAGCACGTTCGCAAAGGCCGTCAACGGATCCAAGGAAGCGCAAAAACTGTTCAACGAACAGCTGAAAAACGCCGGAAACAGCATGTCCATCATGGAGACAGACAGTATTCGAGACAGTTACAATAAGCTCTCCGACCAGGTCGGCAAAGCCAAGGAACAGGTCAGCAAAACCAATGAGGAAGTCGCCAAAGCGAAGGACAGCGGAGACACGGCCGCCGAAGGCACCAACAACTACGCCGACAGCGCCGACAACGCCACCACAAGCACCGAAGACCTCGCCGACGACATTGACGCTCTGGTGAAAGGCTTCCTCAGCCTACCGGGAACCTACCTGACCACCGATCAGGCCATCACCAAGCTCAATCAGGAAATCCTCAACCTCAACGGCAGCATCCAGGAAAACGGCCGCGTATTCGACGAGAGCGGCAACGCCCTCCAAGGCCACGAAAAACAGGCATACGATTCACGATCCGCCTTGCAATCCCTGGCATCCACCGCACAGGACACCGCTCAAAAAATCATTGAGGAAGGCCAGGCCAACGGCGATGCTGCAGCAGCAACCCAACAAGCCGGAGACAAACTCGAACAGGCCCGCAAAGCCTTCATCGAAAACGCCCACGCCGCAGGCATGAGCGAACAGGCCGCAGGGGCGCTCGCCGACCGTTATGGCCTGACACGTGGGCAGGCGGATACGTTACGTCAGGGCGTCGAGAAGCTGAGCAATGCCGCCGCCAAGGGCATCGACCTGAAAATCAAGATCACCGATGATGCCAGCAAGGCGCTCGATGACGTGAAATTGAAGGCCGAGAAAATCGATGACAAGACCGTGCGCATCAGCGGCGACAACACCGACCTGATGCAGAAGATCGCAGACGCCACCGGAGCCACCATCGACCCGAAAACCGGCAAACTCGATCTGGACAAGACCCAGTTCGATTATGCGATGGCCATCGCCGCAGGTGCCACCATCGACCCGAAAACCGGGTTGCTGCAGGGGGACAACAGCGACATGCTGGCCAAGGTGGCCGAAGCGAACGGCTGGACCATCGACCCGAAAACCGGCTATATCTATGCAAACGACGATCAGGCCATCGGAGTGCTCCAAGGCCTGAACAACATGCAGATCGCGGACAAATGGTTCACCATCCATGGCAAATACGAGGATTCCTCAGGCGGCACGTATTCCAGCAGCGGTTATCGCCCGAAGGGCGCGATGGGCAACATACCAACCGGCAAGACCGGTGGCCTGTTCACCGGCTACGGGGTTTCGATGCGCGGCTACGCCACTGGCGGCCGTGTCATCGAGGGCCTGATGCCCGGCAAGGCCACCTACACGGGTGAAGACAACATCACATTGCTGAACGCGCGCGTCAAAAGCGGCGAATTCGTCAGCAACGTGAAATCGGTCGGCTATTACGGTGCCGATTTGTACGCGGCCATGAACCGCCGTCAGATTCCACGCGAGGTGTTCGCGAAGGTTCCCGCCGCGCAGACCGTCCCCCAGGGTCGGGCCATGCAGCCATCGGTGACCAATGTCACGGTCAACGTTGCAGGGTCGAAGAGCCCGGAGGTCGTGGCACGTGAGACGGTGGAGATCATCCGACGAGAGCTGGGGGTGAGGCAGTGAGGATCGCTTTGTCGCCTCCGATGGACAGTGGTCTGGAACCCGTCGTATTCGTGGATGGCAGTCCGCAGAACCGCTTAGCCACGTTGCATGATCCGTTTGAGGTCACGCTGGCAAGAAACTCGACGGACGGCTGGTATACGGCGGCCGAGGTACGGGAATCGCCGACCGATCGTCCGCAGGCGGACGGCGCCTACTGGCCGTCCAGAATGACGTTGAAACCGCGCGTGGTCACAATCCGCGGCCGTGTCGTGCAGCACGACGGGTCAAGCTCGCTTGAACTGGCGTTGCTCAACGACCGGCTCAACGCGATGGTCGGCCAACGCCTTACCCTCCAGGTGGAGGACGCGCTCGGGCGACGGCAATCCGACTGCTATCTCTCGAGCCAGATGAGCTGGTCGAGCGATCTCGGCGTCACGGACGTGACACTGATCGTCACCTGCCCGGACCCTCTCAAATACGGGCCGGAACAGTCGTTCCAGGCGGCCTCGTCCACGTGCCTGGTCGTGAACGGCGGCAACGCGCCGACATGGCCGCGGGTCAGGATCGACGGGCCGGTGAAGACGCTCAAGATCCGGCTCTCCGACGCCGGCGCGGATGGCTTGGTCGTCTGGCAGGGGGACGAGAAGAACGGCCTCGACCTCGACTT